ATCGACCTTGTGATGAGCAAGAATGCGTCCGAGACCTATACCGCCTGCGTTCCGCTCGGAGCCGCGTTGCGGGATATCGACCCGGAATCAGAAAACGACACGCGGCTCACGATCGTGAGCGTGAACGAAGGGCAAGAATCACTAATAGATACTGCACTTGCTGCCGAGTACGGGGTAATATTCGCTCCGTCCGGATTGACTACATGGGATGAAGTCACGGATCCGACGATCCTCATGAACAAAGGCCATGATTGGTTGAGCGGGACTGGTGCGCGGTTCAAACAGACGATCAAACTATCAGCGGTCGATCTGCACAACGCCGACGCGAACGTGGAGTCTTTCCAATTCCTGGATAATGTGGTCGTTTCCTGTGGCTCGCTCTGCCCGGAAGAAACGTATGTGCTGTCAGAGCTCACGATTCCACTCAATAACCCGGCGAGCACGGGGATAGTGCTGGGCGATTCGCGCCCGTCTCTGATCGGTGAAGAGATCCTGCACAACACGTCGGTGAAGAACCGTATCGAGTCAATCGAATCGGATTACACCACGCATGGTGAAATCAAGGAGATCGTGCAGGAGCAGATAACACAAAACACGTCGATTCTGCAATCCGCGCAGCAGATCATTATGACCGCGCTGGAAGATTACGTCCGATCACAGGATTTCGTCGCGCTGCAGAATACGATTCAAACATCGTTCTCGATCATGGCGGGGACGATCGAAGCGAACTTCACAGAAACTGCAAGCCGAATCTCGACACTGAATGGTGAAACGTCGCAGCAGTTCGAGACGGTGCGCAGCTTCATCCGCCTGATCTCGTCCGGTATTGTGATCGGAAAGAGCACGTCGGCGATCAAGTTGAAGCTTGAGAACGATGTGCTGTATTTCTTTTCCGGCAGCGAGGACAGTGTGACCACAGATAGCGCGATCGCCTATTTTTCGTCCGGCAAGCTGTATGTCAACGATGTACAGGTGCTTTCTTCGCTGCGGATTGGCGGTTATGCCTGGGTGCCCGAGAGCGGCAACCTGAACTTCAAAAAGATCGCGGGGTGAGGAAATGGCAAACTGGCCATATGAGTCGATTCATGACGGATACATGATCGTCAACGGTTCGCTTTCCGGAACCGCAGCGAGCAAGGTTTCCTGCTGGCTGGAGTATAAGATCGTTTCGCAGTCTGTCGCCAACAACACATCTACCATCCGGTTCCATGTGTTTCTCGCGACCTCCGGGAACACCTCGCAGTTTGACGTTTACAGCAATAATGTCGATTCAAATTCCCGCGGCGCAATGAGCGTATCGGTTGATGGAAGCTCCGTGTACAACCGTATCGGGAGAGGTTTCGCGATCTCGCGGATTCCTTACCGCAATGAGTATATCACGCAGTATCAGGAACCATATGATACGGCGATGGGCTACCAGTACCTGATGATCCTAACCGATAACGCGAGCACAGAGAGCGAAGCGTATGGCGAATGTACGGTCACCCACAACTCGGATGGAACCAAGCAGATCACCCTGACTTTTACAGCGAACTGCACCTACTCCGCTTCAATCGGATCGGCAAACGGCAGCGTGGTCCTATCGTTCCCGGCAATCCCGCGTATTACGACGCCCATCATCTCAGCCGTCACGCTCGGCAGCGCGGCGACGATCACGCTGACGCCGGCGTCGAGCGCGTTTCTGCATACACTTCGGGCGAAGTTTGGCTCGCGCGCCGAGACGACAATCGCGGCGCAAACCTCGGCAACGAGCATTTCATGGACGCCGTCGCTCGACGAGGCCAACGCCGCGCCGAATGCAACGAGCGTCGGAGGGACTCTGTATTGTGACACTTACTCCAACGGGGTTCTTCTCGGCACAACACAGGTCAGCATTAACGCTGCGATTCCCGTTTCCGTCGTGCCGATGGGTTCGATTTGGTTCTCCGAGGCGGAGGGAGAATTGTCGACGCAATTCGGGTGCTTTGTTCAACGAAAGAGCAAATTAGGTGTCAGTATTTCTGCTTCGGGTATCTACGGTTCGTCGATTTCATCGATCTCGACCACGGTAAACGGAGCGACGTATTCGGGAAACTCCTTCACGACAAATGAATTAGCAACTGTAGGCACGAACACGATACGCACGACGATCACGGACAGCCGGGGTCGAACCACGGTGCTGACTGGAACGTTTGAGGTTGTGGCATATGATTCGCCCTCCGCCCAGTCAGTTTCGGTTTTTCGGTGCGACGCTGCGGGTAATGCGAGTAACACAGGAACATATTCCATGGTGGCGGTAACCGGCGCGATCTACTCTGTAAATAACAAGAACACCCGCGTACTCAAGATTGGGTATAAGCGCAAGAGCGAAACGTATTACACGGATACGACGTTCACGCTGTCGACGTATGCTGTCAACGGCAATTATCGCATCGGCGGAAGCCTATCGAACCAGTACACCTATGATATCCGAGTGACGCTCGGTGACTATTTCGGAGAGACGTATGGATACACCGACCTGAGCACAGCGGAAGTCATTCTATCCGTGCGCAGCACCGGCATGGGATTGGCGGTCGGGAAGGTCGCCGAAGAGGACAGCTTCGATGTCGGCTGGCCGGCGCGGTTTCGCGAAAACGTGCAGTTTGACGATGCAGTAACGTTTTCAAGCGTTCTGTGGCTTACGAACCTGATCTTCCCGGTAGGAAGCATTCGCATGACGGTTTCCGCCGCGGATGAAAGCGCATTCCTTGGAGGCACCTGGGTGCGCTGGGGAATGGGCCGCGTGCCTGTGGGTGTGAATACCTCGGACACCAACTTTAACACCGTGGAGAAGACAGGCGGCGCGAACACGCACACGCTTGCGACAGCAGAATTGCCATCGCACAACCACTCGTTTAGCGGATCAGTGACGGTCAACGCCAACGGTGCGCATACCCATCAAGCATCGGCGGGATCCTATAAGGTCGGAAGCGGGTCTGCATCTACTTATTACTACATGACCAACGGTGGATCAACGAGCGGACAGACGACCGGTTCCGGCGGGTCGCATGACCATACGGGTTCCGTTTCTGGCTCGGTTGGCAGTAACGGCAGCGGCGTAGCGCACAACAACCTGCAGCCCTACATCACCTGTTATTTCTGGAAGAGGACGGCATAGGGTAACAGATAAATTGATAGGGCGCTCCTCTCGAAGCGCCCTGTTTTTGCATGGTCAATGTAATGAATAAAAGGAAGGAAAGAAAAGTTCAACGCATTAAGACCATGCAAATCCCACACTGGAAGCGTAACAGACATTTATGAGCAGAGCAATAGCAAACCATGACGGACTTGAAAAAATTAAACCACGGCAGGAGGAAACGGATGGAATACACACGCAACTTGAGAAAAGGCACGTCCGGCGAGGATGTGCTTTTTTGTAAGCAAAAGCTCTTGGAACTAGGCTTCTATGGCGACCATATCACGACAGTGACCAGGAAAACGTTCGGCGCAGACACGCTGGAGGCTGTAAAGCGATTCCAGGCCCAAGCCGCTCTGACTGTCGATGGAGTGATCGGAAAGGAAACGTGGGCGGCTCTGATTGACGGCACGATTACGGAGACGGAGCCGATCACGAAACCGGTTGTAACAGATAAGGCAAAGACGATCTGTGCGCTGGCGCTGACTAGGATTGGCGACCTGTATGTCTGGGGCGCATCCGCTTTAACCGATCTTTCTGACAACAAGATCAAGGTAATGGACGAAGAGTTTGCGCGTGCGATCACCTTCCGCGACGGCCAGTACAAGGCTGGCTTTGCCAGCCTCATGGCACATGACTGCTCTGGCTTTCTTTCCTGGCTCATGCGTGAGGCTGGCATTTGGGACGATCGCAAAAATTGCGACGGACTCTGGGCGCTTTGTGATGCCGTTTCGCGCAATGAGCTGATTGCTGGTGACTTTCTGTTCCGAAACAGCACCACGAATGCTAACGACGAAACGCATGTCGGCCTTTATCTCGGCCGCGGTATGGTGATCCACGCAAGAGGTCGCGACGTCGGCGTCGTAGTAGAGGGGATCAATCAGGGAGGCAGCGGTTATTGGCACAAGTGCGGCCGCTGCAAGCTTCTATATAAATAGAACGGGGAGGAACGAATTTGGAATTCATCGGTGAAATCATATCGGGCGTGTTCGCACTTCTAGTCGTTTGGCTACAAGTGCGTATGACGCGCGACCGAAAACAAACAGAAAAGCGCGCCGCAATTCGCGCAAAAGAATCGAAACTCGCCATGAAGATGCAGGACGCAAGCCTATCACTCTCTTTGGCAACTTGTATCGCCGTAGAGCGTGGTGAAACCAACGGCGAGATGAAGACTGCGCGCGAAAAAGCGAAGACCGCGCAAGAGGAATACGAAGATTTTGTCCACGAGCTTGCTTCAGAACAAGCTACATCTATATAAAAGAAGGAGAAAACACAACATGAAAAAGAAACTGATTCTGGTCCTTATCGTTCTACTGATGCTCGTGTTACCCGTCACCGCGCTGGCGGACACCGGCGGAACTGCAGACGCTACCGTCGCCCAAATCCTGATAGAGAATGCCGTGAACATTGCAGCGGCATTTTTTATTTCCCTGATCGGCGTGTTCGGCGCATGGCTGACCGCAAAGCTTGGCAAGTCAACGCAACTCGATACTGTGAATCGTGCGCAGCAGGAGCTGATTAAGCTCGCGCAGATCACGGTCGGCGAATTGAAACAAACGGTCGTGGAAGGCATGAAGGCCGCGAGTAAGGACGGCAAGTTGACCAAGGATGAGATCGCGCAACTCGGACAACTGCTCTACGAGAAAACCACCGCAAAACTCTCTGCTTCAGCGATGGACGTGCTGACCGCCGCCCAGGTTGACATTTCCGCGCTTATCACAGGTGCGGCGGAGCATTTGATTGGTCAGATGAAGGCGGATTGAATCTGAGATTAACGAACAGAAACGAAATTTTATACCCGCGAAACGGTTTAGCGCCGTCTCGCGGGTATTTTTTTGTTTATACCGCCCGATCCTGCCGTTTCTGTGGCCGTATATTGAGAACGATGCGTTCGTTTTCAGAAAGGTGTCAGCATGGTACAGAACGAAATCGAAGAGATCGTCCGCCTGCAGCGCCGCGGATTTGGATATAAGTTGATAGCACAGATGACCAAACTGCCGCAAAACACGGTCAAGTCATATTGCCGTAGACATCCGATTGTCTGCGCGGAAGTTGAGGATACACTCCGTTGCAGGCAATGCGGGAAGCCAGTGGAACAGACGCCGCACAGGAAGCGGAAGCTGTTCTGCTCAGACGCTTGCCGGATGGCGTGGTGGAACTCACATCCCGAACGGGTCAAGCGGGGATCCTATCATACCGCGATGTGTGCTTCATGCGGCCGCTCGTTTGAATACTATGGCGGCGCAAACCGCAAGTTCTGTTCTCGCGCGTGTTATGCGGCATACAGAAGACGGAAGGTGCGATAATGGGCGACGATCATCTGAAACGCGTGAGCGCATATCTTCTGGCGATGACGACCGCCGATCATTTGCATCGGGATGGGATCATTACGAATGAGGATTATCAACGGATAGAACCCTTGATTTTAGCTAAATATGGACTCTTTTCTCGCAGTATTTACCGCCGAATTGACTGGATAAACAGCCGTCACAGAGGTAATATAACACCTACAAAAAGGAGGTGATTATATGGAAAGAGCAGTGGAACAGGTGCGGTTTTACAAGCGCCCGCTAACAAAGTTGAAGCGCGTCGCCGCTTATGCCAGAGTGTCTTCAGGCAAGGACGCTATGCTGCATTCACTTTCGGCTCAGGTCAGTTATTACAGCGACCTTATTCAAAAGCGGCGCGACTGGCTCTACTGCGGCGTATATGCGGATGAAGCGATGACCGGCACAAAAGATGACCGTGCGAACTTTCAGCAGATGCTGGATGACTGCCGGGCTGGAGAGATAGACTTTATACTCACAAAGTCCATTTCCCGATTTGCACGGAACACGGTGTCGCTCCTGCAGATCGTGCGCGAACTGAAGGACATGGGAGTCGATGTTTTCTTTGAGGAGCAGAACATCCATACAATGAGCGCGGACGGCGAACTCATGCTGACAATTCTCGCATCATACGCCCAGGAAGAAAGCCTTTCAGTTTCCGAAAACTGCAAATGGTACTGGCGACAGCGAATGAAGCAAGGCAACATGGTCGGGCTGCGCCGGATGTTCGGTTACAACATCGTTAGCGGCGTCATTACGGTAAACCCAGTAGAAGCCGCGATCGTAAAAAGCATATTCGACCAGTACGTTTCCGGCGGCTCGACCGTCGGCATTGCTCGAGCGCTGGAAGCAGGCGGCGTACCGACGGTTTCGGGCGGTAAGTGGAACGACTCACGGGTGCGAGATATTCTCAAGAACGAGAAGTATATAGGCAACGCGCTCCTGCAAAAGAAGTATGTCGCCGATCATCTGTCAAAGAGGCTGGTTCGCAATCACGGCGAACTCACGCAGTACTATGTCGAAGGAACGCACGACGCGATCATAGACCCTGATACCTATGAACTGGCGCAACGCCGCATTGCGCAAAACACCGAAAAATGCAATATCAAAAAGCCTACCACCGCGCGGTATCTTTTCTCCGGCAAGATCGTTTGCGGAAATTGCGGTAAGCATTTCGGCAGAAAAACAACTCATGGACGGGTGTCATGGATATGCATGACCTTCCAGTTCGAGGGAAAAAGTGCCTGCCCAGCCAAGCAGATACCCGAACCCACGCTGATGACAGTCTGTTGTGATGTGTTGGACATCGCGCAATTTGACGAACGGGTCTTCACCAAAAGAATATCCGGTATACAGGTCACGGCGCCGAACGAACTCCTCTTTCTCTTCGCTGATGGTCATACGGAGACGAGAGTTTGGAGAGACCGTTCGCGCCGCGATAGCTGGACGGATGAAATGAAAGAAGAGGCAAGGCAGCGAGCAACAAAGAAACGGAGGGATTTACGCGATGAGCAATAGGGCGGTAACGGTCATTCCACCTACGATTAGCCCTTTGGCACGGATGCCTTTGGCACCGACGGCAAAGCGGCGCGTGGCTGGTTATGCCCGGGTTTCCACCGACAGCAAGGAACAGATGACCAGCTATAAAACGCAGGTGGACTACTATACGCGCTACATTCAAGAACAGCCTGACTGGGAGTTCGCCGGTGTGTATACCGATGAGGGAATCTCGGCGGTCAACACGAAGAAGCGCGACGGGTTCAATCAGATGGTGCGCGATGCGCTGAACGGAAAAATCGACCTTATTGTCACAAAAAGCGTCAGTCGCTTCGCGCGGAATACGGTCGACAGTTTGGTGACCGTCCGTAAGCTCAAAGAAAAGGGCGTCGAGGTTTACTTTGAGAAAGAAAACATCTATACGCTTGACAGTAAAGGCGAATTGCTTATTACGATCATGTCTTCGCTAGCGCAGGAAGAGAGCCGATCAATTTCGGAGAATGTCACATGGGGTCAGCGGAAACGGTTTGCGGATGGGAAAGTCAGCGTAGCATACAAACAATTCCTCGGATACGAAAAGGGCGAAGATGACATACCGCGGATCGTCGAGAAAGAAGCTGTGATCGTGCAGCGGATTTACGCGCTTTTCATGGCTGGTAAAACGCCGGGCGGCATAGCCCGACTGCTGACAGCGGAAGGCATACCGACTCCCGCCGGGAAAGAGCAATGGCGCTCATCCACGGTCGAGAGTATTCTGACGAACGAAAAGTACAAGGGCGCAGCCCTTTTGCAAAAGAAGTTCACGGTCGACTTTCTGCTAAAAAAGATGAAGCCCAATGAGGGCGAGGTTCCGCAGTATTATATAGAGAAAAGCCACGAACCGATTATTGACCCCGTAGAGTTTGAACTGGTGCAGGCTGAGTTCGTCCGGCGTAAGGCTATCGGATACAGTTACAGCGGGAACAGCATATTAGCGTCTCGGATCGTTTGCGGTGACTGCGGCGCCTACTTCGGTTCCAAGGTATGGAACTCTACCAGCAAATACCGCAGAACGATATGGCAATGCAACGCGAAGTTCCAAAATGATCGGCGTTGCTCGACACCCCATTTGGATGAGGAAGAGATCAAGGCGCGGTTCGTAACGGCATACAATAAACTTACGGTTGACAAAACGCAACTTCTTGATGACTGCCGCATTATGCAGACCGCTCTTTCGGATTGCTCGGCTCTTGATGCGGATATACCCGACCTGCAGGAAGAACTGGATGTGGTAGCCGGACTGATAAGAAAGTGTGTTGAGGAAAACAGCCGCGATGCGCAGAACCAGTCAGAGTATGGAACGCGCTACAACAGCTACGTTGAACGATATGAAGTCGCGCAAAACAAGCTGGAAGATCTGCAGCGCGAGCACGCACTACGGCAGGCAAAAGCGGATGCTATCGGCGCATTCATGTTTGCCATTAGCGAGCAGGACGTCTTAACAGACTTTGATGCGAGATTATGGACAGCCACCATAAGCTCTGTCACGGTGCATTCGGACGGACGGATGGCATTTCACTTTTTGACAGGAGCCGAGATTGAAGTGTAGTATATAAAACCGCGTATGAAAATCTGGGTGCAATAACATTCTGATTTACGCTAAAGCTCATAACAATCATACGAAGAACTACGAGTATGGATTGTGAATCTAAACGAAATATACTATAATTCTTTTATCATTCATTTCATTAAAACATTGATTCTTTTCAGGAACGCCAAGAGAAAACCAAAGCAAAGCAAAAACAAATCTAGTACTGAGATGTATTGCGAGAAGGGGGATTTATGTCTAACAAAACAGCTTCATTATTGCACGGGTTTGCAGGCCTATTCTATATTTTAGCAGCACTGGGCGTTTTCTTTTTAACGATCATTGCATTTACAGCAGGAAAATTTTTATATTTCGCTATAGGCTTCGGCAGTGGGCTCGTAACTACTTGGCTAGGGCTAGTTCTTGATGGACTGCATGTTATTGCTATTAACACGGAACGCTCGGCTAGGGCTGCTGAAAGCAATAAAGATACTGCCGATAAGAATGTATTCCCAACTGTCTCTGATGAGCTACCAGAGCTATAAGGAGAACGTGATGGTTGAACGTTATAAACAATTATTAAAAACCGGCATGCAGTATCAGGTGAACTGTCCAGTCGTACTTGCTGCTTCAGCACTTTTATTAGATACGCAAACGCAACACGTTTTTGCTCAGCTCAAATTGGAAAGCATAGTCAGGAATCCAATCTCTGCGGTATGTGTAACCTTGGAGTGTTTCGATCCTGCAGGTTCTACCGCTATATGCCGCGAAGAATTCTGGTATCGAGATTTATCAGTAGGGTTCTCTGATCAATTTGGTCAAAAAACGGCAATCCCGATATCACAAGATGCAGTTCGCTCATTTGCTGTACATATAAAAACAATCGTGTTTTCGAATGCAGATACTTGGGAAGCTCCTGAGCCAAAGCAGCGCATGCAAATCACACCAAGCATAGAACACCTCGATGCTCTATTAGGTGCAGAGTTAGCAGAACAATATGTTCGCGAATGTAAAAAACTATCAAAGTGGAATATAGCGTATGCACCAAAGAAACATGGTGATTTGGTTTTTTGTGCTTGCGGCGCTTTATATACCAAAGAAGAATCAGAATGTCCACATTGCGGAATCGCGTTTGACAAGTATGAGCAGCTGACTGATGAATTCACGTTAAAGGAGCGACTCGTAGCGTATCAAGAAGAGCGACGAATTGCAGCGGAGAAGGCAAAAGAGCTGCAGCGCATTGCGGCAGCGGAAAATAGTGAGAAACGAAAACGTATTAAAAAGAGACTTGCTATAATATTGCCAACTGTTACTGTTGGCTTAATTCTAGTCATTCTAACGATAAAAGTCATTATACCAGCTGGTCATTATCAAAATGGCATGGAACTGTTGGCTGCTGGTGATTACGAAAACGCGATCATAGAGTTTACAAAAGCAAATAATTATAAAGATTCGTCAGAAAGTATTCTTTCTGCATATTATAAAATGGGGGAGAAATTATTTGCTGCAGGCGATTATAGTGGATCTATTCAGGCGTTTGCCGAGGTAGAAAGTTATAGTGATGCAGGTATGCGCATCCTGGCCGTTCATTATAAAGAAGGAGAAGAATATTTTACAGCGGGTCAATATAGTGAAGCTATTGCTGAGTTTAAGAAAGCAAGGAATTATGAAGATGCGGAGCAGCGCATTCTTGCTGTTTATTATAAAATCGGTGAAGATTTATTAATAACTGGAGATTATAGTGGATCTATCGAGGCGTTTGCTATGGCAGGGAATTATGAAGACGCGACAGAACGCATACTCTCAGTTTACTACAAAAGCGGGGAAGAATTATTTGCAACAGGTGATTATAGAGGGTCTATTAGGGAGTTTGAAAAAGCAGGAAGTTACGATGATGCGACAAAACGCATCTCATCTGTTTACTATAAAGTAGCAGAAGACTATTATGATGCAAAAGACTATGTTAAAGCAGTTATATGGTATAAAAAAGCTAGTGTATCTATAAACGTGCAGGAACAAGTGAAAAACTGTCTGTCACTCATAGGGCCTGCAATATCCTCGAAATCGTACCAAACAGTCGGAAGAAAATCGGATGGCACAGTAGTATTGGCGGGCTATGACTGTTATGGACAGTACGATGTATCTGACTGGCGTGATGTCTTAGCTATTTCTGCAGGTGGCGATCAAACCGTTGGATTGAAAGCAGATGGAACAGTTATTGCGGAGGGACCATATAATGATGATCAGTATGATGTATCCAGTTGGCATGATATCGTAGCCATATCCGCAGGGGATGATTATACGGTTGGCCTAAAATTTGACGGGACTGTGATTTCGACTGGACACGACGAATGGGGTGCATACAGTGTATCCGATTGGCGTGATATTGTTGACGTATCCGCAGGGTACGATCATACCGTTGGCTTGAAAGCTGATGGAACAGTGATAGCGGTGGGGGAAAACACATTTGGTCAATGCGATGTTTCCGGCTGGCATGATATCGTGGCCATATCTGCTGGAGGCGATCATACCGTGGGGCTAAAAGCTGATGGCACTGTGGTCGCGGTGGGTGAAAACGACAACGGCGAATGTGATGTATCCGATTGGCGTGATATTGTGGCAATATCCACAGGCAATGCTCATACCGTTGGCCTGAAATCGAACGGTACAGTGGTAGCGGTGGGATGGAATATGCACAAACAATGCAATGTATCAGGATGGCGCGGTATTGTTGCCATAGCTGCTGGTTATGGTAGCACCGTGGGGCTGAGAGCGAACGGAACAGTGGTAGCAGTGGGATGGAACAGATATGGCGAATGTAATGTATCCGCTTGGAATCTGAAGTAATGATGATTTTCGGAGAAATTTTGCTAGTGGGTACTTCACCCTAGAGAGCGTAGAAGGAGCTCAAACAAAAGATCTTTGCCAATATAGAAGGATTCTAAAATACCAGAAACATTCAAAACGGCTCGGGAACTTAGGCCGATTCGCCGGCTCACTCGCTGGAGTCAGAGCCTCAAGAAGTGTGTGCTTAACATGCTGTCCGAAAAGATGTTTAATTCCCATTACTACTCATAAACATTTGATGTAAACTTAATATCTTTCGTTACTCCGGGAAGTGAAACCATATCGTACCTTCCGAATCCGAATCTGAATCTGATGTTATTGATGATAACGTTTCGTCATCAGGACCAGAAGAGAGCCCCAGAAAAGGTACTCCAAAGGTATCGCATGACATTTCAGGGTATACATGGATCAGAAACGGGAAAGTAGAACACGTGAGAGAATACTCAACCGGCAAAAGTTGAGAAGAATAATCATTGTGGAAGGAATATAACAATGGATGTTCGAATAGAAAATTCGTTTGAGACATTGTCACAGGAAGAGTGGGATCGGTATTTAGAAATCGACCTTTTCGAAAATATGCGGCTGTCTTGTGCTACCTTTGGCATTAGTAAGGTTTTTTTTGAGAATATTAGTCATCCGAAAATGCCTGAGCTGATAAAGGAGCACAATAACAAAATTGGTTCCTTGCAAATTACGTATGCTTTGTGTAGACATTACTTTGACCAAGGGATACCAGACGATCCTTGGTATGCTTCATCGGGTCCCGAAGGTCAAGCAATTAAATACATGCCAAATTTCCATGAAGAGCACTGGATGAGAAAATACTGGTTTAATTACTTCGCCGATACATATTATCTCAAATTGATGGCGGTGTGGGATTCAATCATTGAGATTATCAATCATTTTTATTCATATGATTTTATTATCGATTTAAGATTACGAAATAGTGTCCTAAAGAAGTTGAAAAGTGATAATCCAGCGCTCCATCTTATTTTTACTGAGCTCCAAACAGACCCAATTTATGTTGACGCGCAGAAATATCGCACTGCAGCCGCGCATGGCACATCAGCGGGTGAAATAAGCAACACTGTATCAATAGATCGTGATGTAGAAACCGAGGTGCCTGTTCTTGATGAGAGTGGCAAGTTGATAATGAAAAAAATTAAAGCTTCAGCTGTAGTATCTCTTGGAATTGGAGAATACACTATGACGAAGGACATTGATGCAAACATGGAGCAATTCGCCACACTTACGGGAAATAAGATTCAAGAAATTGCCGCTTGTATGACTGCCGCTACATAACGTGGCTATCTGGGGCATGGCTTGCACCCCCTAACGCAACTTGCACCCCCTAAACCTAAGGGGGTGCAATTCTATCAAAATTAGCGTTCTTTGCCATGAAAAAAGACCCGCGAGGGTCTTTTTTTACTTGGCTTTGATGGCTAATAATGCATTAGTACACAGAATGCGCAAATATTTCCTGAATGCAAATTAGACTTCTACAACCACTATTTATCAGCTTAAGATTTTGAATCTGATTTAAAATATAAT